ATTGGTGTACAATATGGCTTATGTGAAGAACCTGATGCGGACATTTGGTAATGATAGATAAGATTTTTAATGACCTGGCTGCCACGTCTTCTCGTCTTGAGAAGGAGGCAATCCTTACTGCCAATAAGAACAACACTGTTCTTAGGTGGGCATGCTTCCTAGCACTTGACCCGTTTACTAACTTCTACATTCGCAAGATTCCAAAGTATAAGACAGGAATTGGTCCCTATACATCTCTGCAACAAGCTCTTGATAGTTTGTTCTCGCTTTCTTCAAGAAAGGTAACAGGTCATGCTGCTATCGAGTTCTTAACAAAGATTCTCGAGGAGCTTGAGCCTGAAGATGCTAAGGTTGTTGAGCGGGTGATTGAAAAGGATCTTCGTTGTGGGGTCTCGGAGGCTACAGTCAACAAGATTTGGCCTAACCTTGTTCCGACATATCCTTGTATGTTGGCTTCTAGTTACGAAGAGAAACTCGTCAACAAGATCACGTGGCCTGCCAATGTCCAGCTGAAGTTGGATGGTATGAGGTTCAATGCTATTGTCAAGGGTGGATCAGTAGAGTTTCGTTCCCGGAATGGTAAACTACTTAACCTCCTTGGCCAACTTGAACAAGAGTTCTTGGCTATTGCTGGTAATGATGAGGTTGTCTTTGATGGTGAGCTGAATGTCATGGATACTGACACCTACCAGTTTATGGCTCGTCAGATTGGTAACGGCATTCTCTCTAAGGCTCAAAAGGGCACCCTCACGCTTGGCGACGCTGCATTGATCCATGCTACTGTTTGGGATTGGATTCCGTACGCTGACTTCTTGACGGGCGAATGTACTATGCCATATCATATTAGAATGAACTCTTTATTCTCTACTATGGATGGGGCCCCTTATGAGAAAGACCAGTACCGAGTTGGTAAGGTCCATAAGGTTTGGAACGAGAATGTCAACTCGCTAGAGGAGGCTCAGCGACGGTTCGAGCAGCTGCTTAGCGAGGGTCAAGAGGGTATCATTCTTAAAGATCTCAATGCTCATTGGGAGGACAAGCGTGCGAAGCACCAGATTAAGTTCAAAGGTGAGCTCGAGTGCGACTTGGTTTGCGTCGACTGGGTCGAGGGCACTGGTAAGAATGCCGGTCGCTTAGGTGCCCTGGTTCTCGAGTCTTCCGACGGTGCGATTAAGGTAAACGTCGGCACTGGATTTACTGACCACGATAGAGATGTAATTACTAAAGATGTTATTGGTAAGGTCATTGCTATCAAATACAATGGTCGTATAGTGGATACTAGAACTGGTGTCAGCAGCTTGTTCCTCCCTGTGTTTGTTGAAGTAAGGAACGATAAGGACGTGGCTGACCATTCAAAGAGCGTCAAATAACTGTTGTAATATAAATTAAGATATAGTAAACTACTAAATATTGTTAACCTGTAAAGGATATTTAAATGGCAAACAGAAGTGACTTCCAATCAGACTTTCCTCGTCAACTCAAGCGCATGCTTGCTCTGGAAGAGGCCAATGGTTGGATTCAGAACAACCACCAGCGTGGTGAATTGAAGCGTATGTGGTTGAAGGCCCATACACATCACCGTGACTATTACAATAAGCGTGGTGCTCAGGCAGTTGGTCAGAACATTGCATTGGATGAAAGTTCCGAATGAACACAATCGACTACTTCGGCAAAGAGTTAGTACTCAGACCTATCAATAAGGTTCGTGTCCGCTTTCAAGATGGAAAGTGGAATGTTGAGTACCGTGCCAAGAAGTGGTTGATTAATTTTTGGAGTGTAGAAGGTCAGTACCGTGACTTTGTTGATGCTAAGCAAAAAGCAGAGACTCTAAAGGCACAGGGTGGGTTTTTCATGCTCCAGGATATGGTTCTAGAGATGGATGTTAATACAGATGTTGTTGAAGACCCTGTTGCCGACTCCTTCACTCAATACATGACAAGTGAGCAAGCTGAGCCTCCTAAGAAGAGTTGGTTCGCTCGAATATTCAAAAGGTCCTAAACAAAGGGGCCTATAGCATAACGGTTAATGCAGAGGACTCATAATCCTTTGACTCTAGGTTCAAATCCTAGTGGGCCCACCAATACAATATTATGGATTCAAGACAACAAACATTACAATACCTAATGCTCGAAGCGAGCGAACTTTCTAAAGTTTGTGCTGAGGCATTAATGGCAGTCCATAAGACTAAAGCAGATGCTAAGGTTGAATTACAAGTAGCATCTTTACTCAACGCAATCAAAGAAGGAACAGAGCAATTAAAGTTCGATGAAAATCGAATGATGGTTGCCGTCGAGAAAGAACAAATAAGACGGGAGAAAGAATTATGAAATTATTTGACGATAACTATTCAACCTTCACTTTCACCTATCGCTGTAACGGTAAAGATGTTACAGTAAATATGAATAAGCAGGATGCGACCGTACCTGAGGTCCTTGAAGAATTTATGAACTTCTTAAAGGCCTGTGGTTATTGTTTTGATATTGATGACTATCTTGATGTTGTTAATGACTTCAAACATCCTGCTTTAAATAGTGAAGAGATGATTATCGACCATCAAGAAGCAGAAGCCAATGCACTTAGGGATGCTGCTAGTTGGGTCAAATACGGAGCAAATGGTGAAGTTGCTTTTACGTTAAGTGACTTTGATCCAGAAGTTCCTCCTAATGAACCACTAAAGTGGATTGATACATCGAACGGAAAGGAATATACTTCCTACACGTTCAAGGATCTTCCTCTTACAGATGATGATCAACCATACAAACCAAAGGACTACTAACATGCCAGCAAAAACAGGTATCAAAGGTTACGGCAAGGGCCGTGCAAAGCTAGGTTCTAAGAAGCGTAAGGCTCGTCGCAAGAAGACTTAAAGTGGATTTAGTTATAGGTTTGTTTTACACAGCAGGTCTCTTTATTGGAATAATTTTTCTAGTAAAGTTCCTATGTGAAGCAATCGAATGGTTGCATAATAATACAAAATGACAAAAGTAAATTCAGTTACACCCAAGTATGATATTACTTGGTATGTAAAATGGGCCGCTAGCATCATTACGCTAGTTGCAATCACAATCAGAGCCAGTGGGGTGATGGAACTTCACTGGCTTGATCTTGCTTGTAGTTGGTTAGGTGCGGTTGGCTGGTTCTATGTTGGATTCAAATGGAACGATAGGGCACTGATAGTTCTCAATGGAGTTATTGGTGTTATCCTATTTGCGGGATTGTTAAGGATGTACTTCACGTGAAGATTAGAATTGGAAAGTACCCAAAGAAGGGTGAGCAGAAGGTATTGATTCATATTGATCCATGGGACACGTGGTCTATGGATCACACTCTTGCTGATATCATCCATCCGATGTTGAAGCAGCTGCATAAGACCCAACATGGTGCTCCATACACAGAAGATGATGATGTGCCCGAACACCTGCGTTCAACCAATGCCAAGCCTAAAGAGAATGAATGGGATACGGATGAGTTCCACTTTAAGCGTTGGGACTGGATTATGAAAGAGATGATCTGGGCATTTGGTGAGCACTCAAAGGATAGGGAACCAAACTTTTGGATCAAGAAGCCAAAGTATGGTCGCAAGCCAATTGATAGTAAAGAGGGTTGGTCTGAATTAGTTACAATTCGTGAAGGTGTCTTTGATAAAGAAAAGCATGATGCCTACTTCAACAGAAAGAAGAATGGCTTTCGGTTGTTTGGCAAGTACTACCAGAACCTTTGGGATTAATTATGAGACGTGAATGGCGAAATGTTGATAAGGGTATTCAATACTATTTTCAGTCTAGAAATGGTCTCATTGTTGGTCAAGTCTATAACCTAACCTATACATCTATTTGGGGCGCCAGGATTCCTCTTTCTGCCACCGAGGAGCATGTTCTAGGTCAATATATTGAGTTAGAGTTTGCCAAGAAAGCGATTGAAGAGTATTGGAATGAAAAGGATAGAACCTTTGATATGTTCGATGATACAACCAAAAGGTTAGTTGTTGACACTTCAATTGAAGATTAGTATAATACTAATATGAACATTTTTATTGTTGACCGCAATCCTAACATAGCAGCTCAGATGCTATGTGACCAGCATGTTGTTAAGATGGTCACTGAGAGTGTTCAGATGCTATCGACCTGCCATAGGGTACTTGATGGTAAGATGGAGATTGCTCCATCTAATTCTGGTAAGCGGAGTGTTCCTCGTTATCGGTTGAGTGATGGCCGTGATAAAGTTCTTTACCATGCAGTTCACTTTAAGCATCCTTGTAATATTTGGATTAGGGAAAACGTCATTCACTATGATTGGCTAATGTTCCACACTGCTGCCCTAAGTGCTGAGTATACAAAGCGCTATAAGAAGACGCATGCCTGTCATAGTGTGATTAAGTATCTACTAGAGGTAGGAACGCCAAAGAATATTCCAATACCATATAACCAAACAAGATTGCTTGGTAACCATGAATTTGTTCAGGCTATGCCAGATGAGTACAAAGATGAAGACCCCGTAAAGGCCTATAGAAACTTTTACGTCGGCAGCAAGTCTAAGTTTGCTCGTTGGAAATACACAACCCCTCCTAAGTGGTATACAGATGCAACTACAAAGCCCATACGAAGCGTATCAACTTTACGTAGCAATCAAGAATCACTTTCATACTAGTTACGACTTTTTTAAATACAATGGCAAAGTCAAAGTTCAGCACACTGCTTTTGAAGTTCGTAAGGACAAGTATTTCTTTTCGAAGCTTCAGAAACATAGTGATCCTATTGGTCTTCTTGTATCTAACTTTGTTGATGATCCTAATGCGTGGATCGGAGACATAGTAAACGCTGAGATGAGTGAGGATGTTTATCTTCGTTGGAAGAAAAGACAGGACTCTATCACATATACATATCAAGAAGATCTGAAGAAGTTACCAAACGATATAGACGAATCGTTAAGGGTCCAAGATGGCCAGCATCCAAGGCTACTAAAACTTCTTATTGGGACTACTATTTATCCAGAGACGATGATCTTGCTAAATTACCATTTGAACTTCTTCCCTTATTGGGAAAAGGAAATTATAGATCCAGCTATCTGGCCAAATGAGTACAATAAACTTCTAAAGTACAAACCATTTGTTAGGTTTGACAAACAAAAAACAAAGAAAATAACAGTTGACTATTTCGAGTTATAGAGGTAAGATAAATAGTGTATATGATGATTATTTGTGAATACGTTTTATACACTAATACATTTAATACGGAGAATACATATGGCAAGTTCATTTAATCAATTAAAGCAAGGTCGTAAAAGTGACTTCGATAAGCTCGCAAAGGCTGTCGAGAAGCTCAATGAAAAGCAAGGTGGTAGCGGAGCGGATACTCGCTTCTGGCAACCAGGCGTCGATCAAGCTGGTAACGGTTTCGCCGTTATTCGTTTCCTTCCTGCTCCTGCAGGTGAGGACAATCCTTTCGTAAGAGTCTTTTCGCATGGCTTTAAGGGTCCAGGTGGCTGGTTCATTGAGAACTGCCCAACTACTCTTAATGAGAAGTGCCCTGCTTGTGAAGAGAACACCAAGCTCTGGAACAGTGGTGTTGATTCCAACAAGAAGATTGTTTCCGAGCGTAAGCGAAAGCTAAACTTTATTTCTAACATCTACGTTGTTCGTGATCCATCAAACCCTTCTAACGAAGGTAAGGTATTCTTGTTCAAGTATGGCAAGAAGATCTACGATAAGATCAACAACGCAATGTATCCTGAGTTTGAGGATGAGAAGGCAGTCAATCCTTTCGATATGTGGGAAGGTGCTGACTTCAAGTTGAAGATTCGTAAGGTCGAGGGGTATCGTAACTACGATAAGTCTGAGTTTGATAGTGCTGCTCCTTTGCTTGACGATGATGGTAAGCTCGAGAAGATTTGGCAGAGTGAGCATTCACTTGCCAGCTTCACTGAAAGGAAGGAGTTTAAGGGGTATGAGGAATTGAGTGCTCGTTTGGCTAAGTCTCTCGGCCACGCTGCTCCAATGACTCGTGCTATTGAAGAGGAAGCTGAAGAAGAAGCTCCTGTCTACCGTCCTAAGGCAGCACCAGCTAAGCAAGAGAAGGAAGCATGGAATTCTGATGATGAGGCATTCACGCCTTCTGATTCGGAAGACGATCTTCCAAATTTCTTTAAGAAGTTAGCTGAAGAATAATATCATTAGTGAGCGTGTAGACGCATCGATTGATGATATGGAGGGGCCAGGAAACTGGCCCCTTTCTTTTTAGAATGCTGCTGATCTTTGTGGAGCGCTAACTCTACCACCAAATATGCCGTATGCACTAAGCGGTGCATTAACAACTTGACTTTGTGGTGCATTGACTACAGAAGATTGTGGTGCTACAATATTTGTCTGGCCACCACCTGCTCCGCCACCACCTTGAGCAGCAGCAACCTTTTGTGAGTCAGATGTAATTTGCTGGCCTTGAGTTGCTGCAACTGGTACTGGCTTACCTTCTGCAACTGCCTTTCTTTGTTCTGGTGTGGCTTGGGCTGTTGCTTGAGCAATCTTATTCTGCTGTTTCATGTTTGATAATCTTGAGCGAGCCTGGCTC